TGTACAGGATTCTGAGCAAATAATCTAATTTCATCTACGGTATTAACATCAAAATTATTTACATTAGATCCTGGTAAAGCCATGCTAATTAGATCGCCAGTAATAAAACCATGATTTGGATATGTAACTGTAACTGTATTGTTAGCAGTTGTACTGTTGTATGATGCAATAAAATCAGGAGCAACTTCTCTTCCTATTACTGCCATTTTCTCATCTAATCTATAAGGACAAGTAATAGTAGTTTTTTGAGTACTTGAATCGTAACTTACGGAAACTCCAGTACTAGATTCTGTTAGTTTTCTATCTAAACGAAATTCAAAATCAGTATGAGGTTCTTTAAAGTCTGGTTCAAAGATTAATTTTTCTAAATTAATTTCTGTAGTACCTGAATCAACAAGGTCTTCAGTAACCATAAATAAATCAGTTCCTATGAAATCTATATTTCTAATAATTCTTCCTTTAGAAAAAGTAAATGTAAACCAAGAGTTTAGTATCTTTTCATTTTTAGCACCATACAACCATTTATTTACATACAACTTATTTGAGTTTGATGTTCCCAACAATACTAAAATATCTTCATTAGTAGAGACTGCAATTTTATAAATATCATTAGGAATTAATTTTGGTACATGGATTGTAATATTAGCTGCATCTCTTACCTCTACTCCTGTTTGTGTAATATATTCTCTTACTCCAGAAAAGTTACCTTTTTTAGTTAAATAATATATAGAACTACCAGCACCTACAGGTGTTGCTCCATCACTACTTTCAAATTCTGTTGCTACCAGTATGTTTGCTGTTTTAGGTGTAAGGTTATCTGCTGAACTACTTAGAACAAATTGCGTTTGTTCAGAAAATAAAATTAATTTTTCTCCCATGTTTACTGCATTTTTAAGAATAGCAACTTTTGTATGGGAAGCAGCTACATCAATAGGATCACTATCTATAACAGATAAAACTGTTTCAGGAAAGAAATTAAAAAATTCAGATACAGTCGATAAAATTACATTATCACTAGCAAGGAAACCTAACCTATTTCTAAAGAAGAAAACATTATTGATTTTATTACCAATGAAAGAAGGGTTTAAAGATGATTCCAAATCACCGCATATTCTTTCTCCCCATACAGGTAAGGTATAATTTGGCACACCAAAAGTAGCATTACCACTGGTAGTTAAGCTGGTGGCAGCAGTATATGTAAAGGTATTTGTCGTGACGTTAGTTATTGTGAAGTCACCACTGATAGCATTTCCAGAGCTATATTTTATATCTACTACATTGCCAACACTAAACCCATGGCTGTTAGCAGTAACAGTTACTGTAGTTCCTGATTGTGAGTATGTAGCAGAAGTTGGGAAAGTTAAAGCATAAGAACCACCGTCTACTTTTGCAAATCTAAAATTACCATCAGCCTGTCTAATCAAAACGTGTGGCATTGTTGCATAATTAAATTTAAATTTTATACCTGGTGCTGGTGCTTCTTGCCACTGACCTTCTTCAAAAGCTCCTCCATTATTAGTAGTAAATTGAACATAATAATTATCAAAATTTGTAGACTGATCACCTTTTATTTCTACAACCATTCCATTGGGTGACACTGTAGGTAAATCTGTAAATTGTTGTACTGAATTTTTTACAGTTGTAATTTGTGAATTACCTTGAGTATCTACTGAATCTACAGAAAAATCAGAATTATCATTCTTTTTTATATGTAATACAGGGCCATTTCTAGCAATAGTAAATCCAGATAAAGCAGAACCTGATGTTGGCGACTCACCATTTATTCCTAATAATTTATCTCTAATTTTTGTAGCTATAGTTGATGTGCTTAATGGGTTGTCACTTGTTGTAAGATGGCTTGCTGATGTCCCATCAACAGTAACTGTATAGGTTGTTTGGTCTGAGACTTGATTAAAAAATACGATTGCTTGAGTTTCACTACCTGCTGATAAGGTGCTATCCATTGCAGTAGTAACAGTTGTATTAACAACAAAAGTAAAATCTGCAATAGTTATTGTTTTGATTTCTGATTTAGGATCACTACAAGATAAGTAAGTAACTCCATCTGGTTTTGTTACTGTCTTCTCTGTGCCATCTAATTCAAAAACTCTTACATTATTTGTGGTAAATATGACAACATATCTTTCTGTTGCATCTCTATTTATCATATGAACTTTTGCATTACCTATAGTCGTTTCACCACTTATAAGGTTTGAAATAAACTGAGTGCCAGAACGCTTTACAAGACCTAATACTGGATCGCTACTAGCATTATCTTGTATATCGCAATGATCTGGTTTTTTTGTAGCATCAGAACTTTGTGATATACCCCTTAACAAAGTTGGTATAGATCTAGAAATAAGAGGCATGACTACCTAATTAATGCGTTGGCTGGAGAATAAGTACTAAATACATTAGTAAGAGATGGATCACCTCTAAGGATATTGTGATCTGCATTAGCTAAATCAGTTTCTAATAATACTGCTCTTGCTCTTGTCTCGTCTTGTTGTGTATAACCTCTTAATCCAGCATCACCTACTAATCTATCAATAAATACACGAGCAGCTTTTATTGTTATGTAGTTTCTTGCTGGCTCTGGTATTTCTTCAAAAGATCTAAAATAAACGATTGTACATATTAAATCGTCATCAAATTCAAAAGTATTATTTAACCTGTCATACATCTGCACTCCACGTTGTATAGGATCTACTGAAGGATGCTGGTGGATATTTGCATCTACTCTTAGAACATCAGTAGGTAAAGCAATCTTTTTAAAATTATCTCTTGTTAAAGTTACGTCAATTTCTGTATTAAAACTCCAGCCTTCATTTTGAACTGTTTTGTTTTGTTCATGTAAGGTGTCAACTGCTAGTTGTGCATCAACAGGTAAGACTCCTTGTAGTGTATTTATAGGAGATTCCCCTATAGCAGCCATCATAATGTTGACGCTTTCTAATTTGGTGGTTGCAGCTACAGGCATTAGTTACCTCCTTGTTGAATAAGTTTGTTTCTTATCTTAGATGTTTCTTTTACAAATCTAGCTTTTTCAGCAAGAGTACTTTTTCCTGTATCCTTCATTTGTTTTTTATAAGCATCAAGATAAGCTTGACCTTTTAAATTAAGAATACCTTTTTTCTTTTTCTTGCCGAACATAATTAATAGCCTTTCTTTTTAATTTTAAGTGAGTCTCTCCCACCTTTCTTCTTTTTCTTTTTTTTAGATGAATGATACATGATAATAAAAAAAAGGGTATCTAATAATAAGATACCCTAAAAATTGAAATTAAGAAGCAGCAAGCTTAATAGTAGCTGCACACTCAGGTCTTAGGATTCCATGACCTAGAGCATACTTAGCAACCATTAATGTACCTTGATACATGATTCCGTAGTCAGAACCAGAGATCTCAGTTGTCATATCCATTAGCTTAACTGTACCAACAGCAGACTTATGGAAGACAAGACCAAGAGTTTTACTATCGTCACCTGAGTAGGTGTTGTTAGCTCCTGATGGGTTTGATCCTACGTTTGATTGAGGTACGTTGTTACTCATCATTACTGGAATACCAGCAATCTGTTGTACACGACCTGATGCAAACGAACCATTTCCACCTGGGTTGAAGTCAACGTCTACAGTTCTTGTAGCAGACTCAGCTAGTTTGTAGTACTCAGCAGGTGGCAATACACAGAATCTGTCTGTAGGAGGAATGTCACGCTCGTCAAATGTTTGAGCAATGTCATAGATAGCACCAGCTAGTTCGTCACCTGATACAGCAGCAGAAGTTGTGTTACCAGAAGCCAAAGTAGCTGTGATACCACCACTTCCACCTGTAAGTGTTGTAGATGCTCTTGAAGCATTAGCAATTACCTTCGCTACGTTTTGGTCGTATGTCTTGGCAAGTGCCTTACCTAATTCATCAGCGTAAGTAGCCCTTACGTCATAGTGATTCTTAAGCTCATCCAGGTTCGAGACGAAGGCTTGGGAAATAAGTAGATCATCAATAGAAATAATCTTCTCATTTGCCAAGATCTGGTTAGCACCTACTAATGGTGTACCTGGTGTGTGATATGCAGCAGTTGC